AGGAAAATCTCTATTATATCAATCCCCAGTGCAAAATGGATGCAAGACCGTTTAACCAGCCTGATGAGAGAATAGTCAGGCAACAACTCTATAACCGGCAAAGAAACGAGGCAAAGTTTGTTGGAGATGCGATCATCCGCGTCGCTATCATCCTACAATACCTCAATGGTAAATATATCCTTCTCGACTTTAACGCCCCGGAATTTATTGGATATTTCATCTCATGGCGTGGAATGTTGAAATCATATTTAATGAAAAAGTTTAAAGCCACCGACATTGAGTTCGAAAACCAAGTACGCCATCCGAACCATGGTGACTCGAGCGATCCAATCAATCTCAATTCTCCTATAGCAATTATGATCTCAGCAAATGGTAACATTTGTTGGGAAGGCGCACGTATTCAACCAATGCATGTAAACGCAACTACAGATAACGACTGGCGAATTTCGCGTGCTTGGAACAAAAATGCAGTCAAAGGTACACAGATGATGAATTGCGATGACCGCGATGGCACCGCTCGCTTCTTCTACCTGCCAACAAACCATCCAATTTCGCTTAAATTCAAATTCCCCGCTCGCATGCCTGGTGGTGATAACCGCTTTAGCGATCACTCCATCTCGCAATTAATCATGAATAACATCATATGTGACAACGATCCACTCGAATTTGATAATGAGGCAGATCTGATCAATTACGCACAGAATGAGAACATCTGCTATATCGATTCGGCAGGTCGAACGGAATGCAATTCTCGTGCACCGATGGGTGACTGGTAACCACCCTAGGAGGGATTGAAACACCGCGTAGATACGGCCCTTGTTAATATGAGATTAATTTGGCT